GACCCGGCCTATGGCTCGTCCGACGAGGCGGACCGTACCTGTATCTCGATCTGGCGGTGCTTTTCCGACGCCATGGTGCAGGTGGCCGAGTTCTGCTCGACCGAGCCCTCCACCTACCAGTGTGCCTGGGTGATGGCGCACCTCGCCGGCTACTACGGGTTGACCTATATCATGCCGATCCTGGAAATTACCGGGCCGGGTCAGGCGGTGTTCGACGAGCTGAACAAGGTCCACAAGCACGCCTCGGAGATCAAGCCGAACGAGGACTATGCCGGCATCCGCAACATTCTCGCCAACATGCGCCACTTTCTCTACAAGCGCATCGATACCCTGTCGGGCAGCTTGGTCTATCAGTGGCGCACCTCGCACGAGCTCAAGGTTCGGATGCTCCACCAGTTCAAGAACGGCGTCGAACTCGGCCGTATCCAGCCGCGCTCCGTCCCGCTGCTGGAGGAAATGCGGCGCATCGTCAACGACGAGGGCACCATCGGGGGGCAGGGCCGCGCCAAGGACGACCGCGTGATCGGCGCCGCGCTCGCCTATCAGGGCTGGAACATGTGGGCGCAACCCAAGCTCAAGGCCATGGGGCTTACCATGGCGCGGGCCGCCGAGATCGACCAGCGCGGCGGCACCGAGCCGGTGGACCGTCTGGTGGTGAACTACTTGAAGCGCATGAACATAGGAGTGCCCGCCGGATGACCCTCGGTCTGTTCTCCCTCGGCTTCGTTATCGGCTTGGCGTGTGCCGCCGTGATCGGCGCCATCGTGTGGATCAACGTGCTCGACGCCCGCTATCGTGCCGGCATGACGCCGGACGAGCGGGCCGCCAACGACGAGGAAATCCGGCGCGAGCTGCAAATCTGGTGAGCGACACCGACGCCGTTATAGGGTTTTTGCTGGTCTGCGCCGCGCTCGCGGTCCTGACGTGGGCGATCGGGGCGCTCGAATAGGAGGCAGGAATGGTCACATCGCGAATGAGTTCTCTTGCCATCATGGCTGCTGCTGTAGCCTTGGGCACGGCAGCGGCGTCCGCCCCTAGGATTTGGGACACGGATTGGGACACGGGTTCCGCCGGAAAATCGCGCGAGCCTGCTCCGGCGGGAGGCCGCAAGTACAAGCCGAACGGCAAGCGCGAGGTTGAGCGGCGCAAGCGCCGCCAAACGCCCCTATCTTGCGCCATGTCCTACATCTTGCGCTCATGGTCGTGCCTCAACCCGCGCTGCGCGGCCGAATTCACCGCCAGCGAAGCCTGCCCGGCCTGCCCGCAATGCGGCTGCGTGCGCGTGAATTGGATACCCGGCGGCGGCCATGTTGGCGGCACCGCCAAGGCGGCCGACGCCGAATTGCGCGCGCTCATCGACGTGTTCAAGCTGCCCGACATCAACTCGGCCGAGCGGGGCCGCGGCGCCAAGAAGATCGCGCCGCAGCCGGTGGTCGATCGCCATTCCGGCCCGATGGTCAATTTCGGTACGGGGTTCTCCGCGCCGATCGCCCCCGGTGCCGGCGCCATGTGCGTCCCATCCTCGCAAGCGGTTGATTTCAAGGTCAAGGCCGGCATCGGCCGCGCCCACACCGCCGGCAAGCTCGGCCTTCCCAGCGTTCAGTCAGCGACCTCATTCGACGCCAGCCACAGGCCCCCCCGATGATCGCCTATATCGCGCTCGCCTGCTCGCTCCTGTCGCTCGCCATCTGCGCCGGCTGCGCCTACCCCATCCTGGTCTGGATGTACGGCGGGCGCTCGGCGCGCGAAAAGGCCGGGCTGGGGCACCTGCCATGATCACGGTTGAAAAATGCGGGGACGGCTCCAAAATCGTGTCGCTGGGGCCTCTCAAGATACGCATCCCCTCCGACGCGTCGGATAGTTGGCTGTTCGACGCAAAGTCAATGTTGCTGGACGCCAAAAAAGAACTGGAAAAAAAGGCGCATCCATGATCATCCCGGACGCCGGCCCCAAGCGCGAGGACTATCTGCAATTCATCCTCGATACCTGCCTCGCGTCTAAGAAGGACCGCAAAGACCTCTACGATCGGCGCCGGCAATTCTTCCTGTTCGGCACCACGCAGGACGCCGATACGCTCTACAATCGCATCGAATCGCACCTCGATCTGGTCTGCTCGTTTCTCTACTCGCCCGACCACGCCGAATTTTCGCTCTCCGCGCCGGCCAATTCCGACGACGCCGCGGTCAAGCAGTTCATGGCCGCGCAGGACGCCTTCAACAACGACTTCCGCGACGCCGGCCTGTTCGACATCTTCTCCGACGCGCTGATCTGGTCCACCGTGTTCGATTCCATGATCCTCAAGATGGGGTGGAGCGACACGCGCGAGGAGGAAACCTGCACTCTCATAGAGCCGTGGAAGTTCGGGGTATTCAGCGAGGAGATGACCGACCTCGACGCGCAACAGGCGTTCGTGCATTCCTACCACATCGATTACGACAACGCCGTGCAGCGGCTCTACAAGGCCGGTCTGGGCGACAAGGTAGGGCAGATCACGGTGGTCAATACGCCGTTCGAATCGCCGTTCCCCGAACTCATCACGCGCATGATCATCTCGTCCACGTCGGGCGAGAATCTGTCGGGCAACGTCACCGGATCGGTCAATCCGCAATACGTCGCGCGCCCGTCCTACCGCGCCAAGGTGGACCGCCCATTGGTCGGTTTCCACGAATTGACCGTTTGGGACGACGAGTGCGGCGACTACCGGGTGTTTTTCGTGGTCGATCCCGGCATCGTCATATCGGATTCCAAGGCCACCATCGACGTGCTCAAAAAGACCGGCGACTTCAAGGCGCAGCGCGCCCAGCAAGAGCCGTTCTACGACACCCAATGCAACCCGTTTTTTCCCAAGGATCACCCCTACGTCCAGGTGCGGCCCTATTCGATCTATGAATATTTTTGGGGCAAGGCCCACATCGAATCCCTGATCCCGCTGCAGGAGTGGTCCAACAAGCAGCTATCGAACATTCACGACATTCTCGATCGCCAGGCGTACCCGCCGCGGGTCGGCTCCGGCTTCATGGGGCTCTCCGACGAAAAGATGGACGCTTTCGGCGGCGCCGATACGTGGGTCATGGATCAGTTGCCGCAGGCCCAGATCAAAGAACTCTATCCGCAGATGCCGCCCGACATCTTCCAGGACTATATGTCGATCGGCGCGTTGTTCATCGAGGCGTCCGGGCTGACCGAAACCGTCACCGGCAAAGGAGAATCGGGCGTGAGGTCCAAGAACCACGCCAAGCAACTGGTTACCACCGGCTCGGGCCGCATCAAGAAGACCGCCACGCGCATCGAGGCGCCGCTGGTCCGCATGGGAGACCTCGCTCTGCGCCTCAACATGCGCAACAACGACGAACCTATCAGACCTGACCCCAAAGAAGACGGACAGCCAGGGGACGAATTTTTTTACCATAACCTCCCGAATGACTATTCGTTGAAGATTGCCGGACACTCTCATTCCCCTCTCTTTACGGATGACACGAAAGAGATGATGGCCCTACTCTATAAAGCTCAAGCGATCGATCAGGAGGGGTTGATTCGGGGCCTGAACCCTCCGGGGCGCAATAATTTGATTCACTCTTTGCGCGCCCGTCAGAAAAAGGCGGCCGCTGCCGCCGCCAAGCGCGAGCAGATGGGGATCGGCCAGCCCAAGCAGCCGTCCAAGCCTAGGGCTGTCGGTTAGCTTGACCTACAAGATGTAGTAGCGTAGCCTTCCTGTGCCGGGCGGGATTGGTCGCTTAAGCGTCCAGTTGACGCCCCCCTCTCCAACAGAGGAGTTTCCAATGGCACGCCGTCGGAAGCACAAGCGCGGTCGGCGCAGCAAGCGCAAGTAACCGCAAGTCTGTCCCTTGTCAGGCGAAACCCTCGCACCCCAACCCCCAGCCCCCCGACGCGGGGGTTTCGTTTTTGCGGCAATAGGTTGACAAGCGGCATTAAACGGGAATACCAATTGCGCCATGCCAGATTTAGCGGGTGGCGCACCTTCACCTACCAGTCCTAGCGGTCCGCCCGGCGGCGCTCCTCCGGCAATCCCGAAATCGCCCATGGGAGGCCCGGCCGGTCCCGGTGCGTCTCCGATGATGTCGCCCGGCGCGGGCGCGGGCAACAAGGCCGCCGCCATGCAGCAGGTCAAGGCCGTGATTCCCGCGCTGCTCATCGCCTCGATGGCGTTCGAGTCCGGCGGCAAGGAACAGCAAGCGCTGCTGCGCGCGATTTCCTCGCTCAATCCGATCTTCGGCAAGGCGGAAGGCCAAAACATGGTACCGGCGGGCCTTGCCACGATGGCGCAAGCCAACAAACAGGGGCCGCTCAGTGCGGCCCCACCGCCCGGCATATCGCCCTCTCCGAAACCACCGGCCGGCATGGAAATGCCCGGCGCAGGAGGAGAGGCCGCATGAAAACCGCCAAGCCTCTCGACAGCTATTTCATTCCCGAGCCGATGTCGGGCTGTTGGCTGTGGCTCGGGGGATTGGGCAAGGATGGCTACGGCATGGCTTGGGATGTGGCCGAGAAAAAAAGCCTGGGCGCGCATCGATGGGTTTACATGCTGCTCGTCGGCCCGATCCCGGAAGGGCAAAACGTCCTGCACCGCTGCGATAATCCATGCTGCGTCAACCCCGATCATCTTTTCCTTGGGTCGCTCGGCGACAACAATCGGGACCGGAAGGAAAAGGGCCGAGGCGCCACTGGTGTCCGACACCCGATGAATAAATTGTCTGTCGAGCAAGTGCTGGAAATCCGAAATGCTCCAGGCTTACATCGAGAGATTGCTGGCCAATTCGGCGTCAGCAAATCACTGATTTCTCACATCAAAACTCGAAGGCTCTGGAAGGAGTTGGAATCATGACTGAATATTTGCGCCCGAAGGTCCGCCAAGCCAGCATGACCCGCTCGATGGAGAACGGCATCTTCCGCAACCCGCCCACCTACACGTCGCTCGGCGGCTTCACGTCCTCGCAGAAGCTCACCGACCCGACCGGCCAGCGCAACAAGATCGGCGGCATGACGCTGGAGCGGGGCGGCCCCAGCTCGCAGAAGGGCAAGCCGATCTGAAATGCCCGCCGCCCAGCCCAAGTTTGATCCCGCGACCGCCGAAGATTTGGCCGCCTTGCTGCACGACTTGTCGCACAACAAGGAAACGCGGCGCGATCTCGGAAAGCTGATCAAGAAGGTCAAGCCCGACTCGCCGCACGCCGCCGCCTTCGCGGACGTGGACATCGAGGACAAGTTCGAGTCGTTCCGCGCCGAGCAGGAGAAGAAGGAGCTGGAGCGCCAGCAGCAGGCCGCGCTCGATCGCATGAACCGGCAGCGCTCGCGTCTCCTGACCGGCGGCGAGAACGGCGACGGCCGCAAATATTCCGAGGAAGATGTCGGCAAGATCGAGGCCCTGATGACGAAAAAGGGCCTGACCGACTACGAGGACGCCGCCGTGCTCTATGCCGCGACGCTCCCGCCCGACAATCCGCAGCCCAACACGCCGATTCCCGGCCAGCACGGCCAGACCTGGGAATTCCCCGAATGGGGCAAGTTCGGGGCCGATCCCGTGAAGGCCAGCCGCGACACCGCCCACACCGTCATCACCGAGTTCATGCGCAAGCGCTGATAGGAGGCTCAAATTCCGATCCTTGGCACCGGCATCGTCCCCGCCAGCGGGGCAGTTGCGGCAGAATTGAGCGCCGTCGTTCGACGCGCGTTCATGCCCCGCGTCTACGTCCAGATTTGGAAGTCGGCCCCGCTCATCGCCGCGATGCTCGCCTCCGCGCAAGTCGCCTCCGGCGGCTTGTCGCCCATCACCGCGCCGGTCCAGGGCACCCCCATGGTGTCCGGCCAGTGGGTGGACTACTCGGGCTCGTTCCAGCAGCCCGGCGTGCAGCCCGGCATTCAGGACGCCGAATTCAACCTCAAGGCGTTCGTCTCCACTATCCCCATGCTCGGCATGGAAGGGCTGGTACAGTTGGACTACTCGGTCGTGCCGCTCATCGAAGCGCGCATGAACGACTCCACCAATGTCACAATCGATACCTTCGCAACATCGATGTTCAACAACGTCGCCAACAATCAGCAATTGATCGGGCTCCCGGCCGCGATCGATGACGGCACGTTCTCGGCCACCTACGGCGGCATCACCCGCTCCACCAACACCTTCTGGAAGTCCACCTACGTCCACGGCAACGGCAACGTCACGCCGACCCGCAACCTGATGCTCCAGTACATCTCGCAGGTCTCCAAGACCACCGGCGAGATGCCATCGCTCGGCATCATGGGGTTCGGAACCTGGACTCTGCTGGCGCAGGACTTCACGTCGCAGGAGCGCTACAACATCACGCCGGGCAACGCGTTCGGCGCCGACAAGAAGGCCGAGGCCCTGTTCCGCGCGCTCGACGTGGCCGGCGTTCCGTTCTACGCCGACCCGTACTGCCCGGAGGGGACGCTCTACCTCATCAACACCAACTACCTGTCGCTCTACCTGCACGAACGGGCGGCATTCAGTTTCACCGGATTCGAATCGACCTTGCCGAACAACCAGCTCGGCTATGTCGGCGCCATCCTGTCGCTGCTCGAGCTCGTGGACGTGAAGTGCAAGGCGCACGGCAAGTTCGACGGGCTGGCCTTCCTGAACATTTAAGTGAAATGATGAACAGAGACCCGACAAAAAATCTTATGCGAAAATACATCGAAGAATGCAAAGGGAGTGACGGGAATCCTCCTCCCATGGCATTCATGGGAGTGGGCACTTGGACGATGTTTATGCAGGATTTTTTGTTGCCACCTGAGATAGGCCATGCCGGAAGAATGCCATTCACCGAAGTTGGTGGCACCAAGTTTTTTGTTGAACCTTACCTGCAGGACGGTATTGTCGCGTTCCTGACAGTCCCGGAACCAGGGAGCCGCCCTGTCTGCAAAGTCTACGAAGGCCTTTCGTTCATAAACATCTGAGGACTCAACATGGCTCGCATCGGCGGCGCATTTCCCCTTCCACTGGCGCAGGTCCAGGAAGGCGGCAGCAGAATCGAACTGGCTTCGGGCGGGGTGTTCTACCTGCCCCCCGGCGAATACATCATCGCCAACGACACCCACAACATCGTGGAGTTCTGGGGGCCGCAAACCCAATCCTGGCAGCCGTTCATCCCCGTATCGAGCGGCGGCTACGTGTCGGCGGACGGCTACAATTACCGCGTCCGCAACATCTTCGGCTCGTTCTCCTCGATCTCGCTCACGGCCGGGTCCGGCATGACCAACGGTATCGGATCGGTCGCGACCGGCGTTTCGGCGTCCGTCGCGGCGTCCGACACCACCGGCTATCCGACCATCACGTTGCAGCCGATCATCGGCGGCACCGTGGCGGCCCCGACCATCACGCAGGCCGGATCCGGCTTCCTGGTCCCGCCAGTCATCATCATCGACCCGCCCCCGCCCGGCGGGATCCAGGCCACCGCCTATGCGGTCCTGACCGCGGGCGGCGCCATCTCGGCGGTCACCATCGACAACGCGGGCGCCGGCTACGCCTCATCGCCCAATTTCTACATCGACCCGCAGCCTGCCTATTACCAGGGCGGCCCCTCGCTCGGCTTGGCGGCCACCTCCGCGCTCGCCATCCCCGGCACGGTCTACCCGAGCAACGCGCTGCCGGGAAACCAGAACACGTCCCCGACCGGGGCGCAGTTGACCTCGGTGGCGCTCACCGGCTCGGGCACCCTGACCGGCCTGGTTCCGGTCAATTACGGCGGCGGCTACACCACGGCCAACCCGGCCGTGACCTTCACCGGCGGCGCCGGCGGCGTGGCCGCGACCCTGACCGTCACGAACAACACCAACGTCCGCGGCGTGTCGGTTTCGCAGCCGCGCGTCCAGTAGGAGAACACCATGACCGGCACCACCGATGTAACGTCCTCCCCGGCCAAGATTCTGGCCGTGACCGAGATCAAGAACGGCAGCGTCTTCGTCGTGACCGAGGCCAAGGTCTATCAGCTCATGGACGGCAAGCTGCGGCCCCTGATCTTTGCCGATCTGGAGCACACCGTCGTCATGGACGGCGGCACCCCGGTCGCGCTGGGCGCCGGGCCGGCCGCGCCGCCCCCGCCCGCCCCGGTCAAGCCGGACGTGCCGCTTCCGACGACCACACCGCCGCCCCGGCCGCTGTTTTCCGCCCCGCCGAGCACTCCCTGATGAACGACATCACCGAAGCCCGCGTTCACTACGTCCGGGTTACGAACGGGCTCGATTTTCCGTTCACCGACCGCTACGACGGCGTTCCGGTGACGTTGCCGCCCGGCAAGTCCGAGAACCTGCCGCTCGACATGGCGGCGCATTTCTTCGGCTACCATGTGGACGTTGACGCGGCCACGATGCTGCGCCACATCGCGCGCCGGCAGGGCTGGAACACGCCGGATTTCGTCAAGCAGAACGAGGAAACCCGCAAGACCAAGGCCGAGGAGTATTTCGGCAAGCTCAAGATCGAGCCGGTCATGTACAAGCTGGTCCCGGCCGACGATCCCGACCCCAAGCGGCCCGTTCCGGCCGACCCGGAGGTTCCGACCGAGGTGCGCCGCGGCCCCGGCCGCCCGCCCAAGCCCGCCGTCGAGGCCCGAGCGTGATGAATGCAACTTTCCGACTATATCACGCAGGTCCAGTTCCTTCTGCATGACACGACCAATGCGGATTTCTCGACCCAAGAACTGACCAACGCCATCAACGACGCGCGCACCGCCACCGCGCTCGATTTCCATTGCTGCCGCGTCACCTACCTGACCCCGCCGAACCCGGTGGCCAACCCGGCGTTCTACAGCCCGGTCAGCACCATCCAGAACCAGGAGATTTACCCGCTCAACGGGGCGCCTGGCAATTCGCTCGCCGGCCAGGTCGTCGGCGTCAATCTTCTGTCCGGCGGCAGCGGCTACACCGACGCCACAACCACGGTCGCGATCGGCGCGGGCGGCGCCGGCAGCGTGCAGGCTTTGGCCGCCCCGACCATCACCAATGGGGTCATCACCGCCATCAACGTCATCCGCTGGGGAACCGGCTACACCCCGGCGCTTCCTGGGACGGCTGGCGTTCCGGCCGTCACCATCACCGACACCGGCGGCGGCGCGGGCGCCAGCGCCACCGCCGTCATGTTCAACAACGTCTTCAACGTCATCTCGATTTCCTACATCTGGGGAAATCAGCGTTACATGCTCCGGTTTCGGGGCTTCACGCTGTTTCAAGCCTATATGCGCTCGCAACTTTTCTTTACGCAGCGCGCGTTGATCTGGACGATCCAGGAGCAGCAGGGATTCGTCATCATCCAGCCGCCGCCCGATCAGCCCTATCAGAGCGAATGGGACGTGCTGGTGGCTCCGCTGCCGCTGGTGTCCCCAACCGATTTCGATACCCAGATTTTGCCCCCCTACAATGACGCGGTGAAATACTATGCGGCGTCGTACTGCCTCAACAAGTT